GGCGGGGCTTTCGGGTTGAACCCTTATTCAGCAGCCGAACCATACTTTGCGATGTAGCTACTTGCGTCGATCTCACTAGCCTTTTTGGGCTTATTCAAAATTTTATATGATCTAATCATATCTTGCAAGATAACGGTAGGTTCACCGCGATGATCACCGAAGATCACCTTATTGCCATGCTGCTTTCCAGTGTAAGCACCAGTAAGAACCATTGGGGTTAAGCTTGTTGTTAGTTCTAATTTAATGTTCATAATGTTGATCCTTTCAAGATCGGGTGTTGTTGTTAACTTCTATATTATTATTATCGCCTATAGGCGTGACACGTTAGGTCACTTTCCAGATTTAATTTCAGATTTTCCAAAAATAAAATCTAGGTAAATTTCCATGCCATCCCACTTTGATTCGTTTTTTTCAAGCCATTCGTTGTACTCTGCTAAGTCAGCAGCGGTCGGCTGGTATGTTGGTACTGCTTCGTCAATGATATCGAACTTAGAATACATGGTAAACCTTTCAGGGTATTGATTAACTTCTTGTGCTTCTATTATATACATATCGGCAGACATTGCAAGCCTAATCCAGTCTAATTTGGTCATTTTGTCTGAAATATCGAGGTTTTTTGTTTATATGCTATCATCTGTTAGATGTCGCACCATGCGGGGGTGGTTCAAACACAACTCAGAAATAATTTCTATAATGTCTTATCCAATCTTCCCCGACTCGAACCTGATTGATCAGAATTCGAAACATATGTGTGCAATTTTCTCATAATCATCATATTATAACGTGTATATAATTAAATAGTTCAGCAGTATTTAGCAGACAAATGTGTAGAATACCCGTAACTAGGTATATAATAAGATATAAGGAGTCACAATGACAAAGAAAATTAAAACTGATGTAAGATTTAAGTCTACAGCACAATTAGAGAAACAGGTAGCCAAAGAACTATCTATTCCTGACCCAGAAACACCTTTAGTGTTTGATTCAAAGGGTGGCCTGTGGGGTAGCGATAACTTCAAAGAGGAAGATGAATTAGAAAATGGAAATTCCTGAAGGATTAGACAAAGAATTAGTAATAGAGACCATCACTTCTATTGCTAAAAAGATTTCACACAAATACGTATTCGCTTCGTACCAAGCTGATGACATAGAACAAGAAGCATTTTTGATTGGGATGGAGTGCCTAAGTAGATATGACAAAGTTAGGCCGCTTGAGAACTTTTTGTACACCCATATGAACAATAGATTGAAGAACTTTAAAAGAGATAATTATTATAGATACGATTATGGTAACGCCCAGAAAGCACAAGAGAGAAAAAGAAGTATTCTCGAACCAATGAGCTTTGAGCATCTGTATACATTGTGTGATAAAGAAGAAGTAGTAAACCAAGCACACTTCAAAGAGATGTTAGACTTAATAGATGAAAAGCTACCATCCAATATGAGAAAAGATTATTTAAAATTAAGATCGAACTCTTTCCTGCTAAAAAAGAGAAAGTCAGACATTATATCTGTTATAAGGTCTATTTTAGACTCAGAGTACTCAGAAATAGACCCAGAGGGGGACAGTGATGAAGAAGGGTAGATTTTCAGTGGAGGAGAAAGCATTTATCGAGGCGAATGCCGAGGTTCTTTCCCCTGAAGCAATTGCCATTGAATTAGACAGAGACCCTGATTCTATTCGCGACTGGATAGGCAAACACGTTGGGTTTTCTCCAAAGCAAAAAAAAGAGGCTGAAGTTGCCAATGAATTAAAGTCGAAGCCTTATTACAAAGACTTGAATAATCAATTCTCTCCAGAAGAACTGCAAATGTTCGAATTTCATTTCAAAAAAATGTGGAGTCAGTTTCGTGACGATGTTTTTCATACTGAAGAAATTCAGATCATTGATACGATCAAGTTGGAGATTCTAATGAATAGGATTTTAAAATCTCAACGATCCAATCAACAAGACATAGCAGAGACGGAGCGGGTGATTCTAGCTGAGAAAAACAGAGACATCGACCAAAGAGACATGGATTTAGTTATCAACTTAGAAAGGCAAGTGGCGATTCTAAGAGCATCCCAAGAAACTCTCTCAAAAGACTACAAGGATTTACAGGCTCGAAAAGCTACTATGTTAAAAGACTTGAAAGGAACCAGAGAGCAGCGGATAAGAGCGATTGAGGACTCAAAGCAAACATTCGCATCAATAATCAAAGAAATAGATAGCAATCCTATGTTTCGAAACAAGATAGGTCTCGACATGGAAAAAATGAGACTAGCTCACATCAAGGAGAAAGAACGACTTAGTGAGTTTACAAAATATGAAGACGGAATGGTGGACCAGCCGTTTTTAACACCGGAAACAGTAATCAGAGAGGACAAGGACATTGAATAAAAAAGCTTTAATATTTGGAGTATCAGGCCAAGACGGATCATATCTAGCAGAACTTTTACTAGAAAAAGGATACGAAGTGACGGGAGTCACCAGACGAGTTAGTGTAAGCACTACTGAGAGAATTAACCATATCCTGCCAAAAATTAATATCGCAGAGGGTGATATTACGGATGGCTTTTCTGTCAACAAGCTAATATCGGAATATGAGCCAGATGAAATTTACAATCTTGCTGCTCAATCTCACGTTGGTACGAGCTTCAAGCAACCAAGTTTAACTTGGGATATTACCGCTGGTGGCGTATTGAACATTCTTGAGGCGATCAGATACTCTCCGCGAAAAGATGACATAAGATTTTATCAAGCAAGCAGCAGTGAAATGTTTGGTAAAAACTATGACGAAATAGCAATGAAAAAATACCAAGACGAAAACACTGAGTTTATACCTCAAAGCCCTTATGCCATTGCCAAGCTAGCGGCTCACCATCTTGTGAGAAATTACAGAGAGGGTTACGGAATCCACGGAAGTTGTGGGATTTTGTTCAATCACGAAAGTGAAAGACGAGGAGAAAACTTTGTTACCCGCAAGATTACCAAGTGGATTGGGGAGTTTGTTAGAAGTGGACGTGACCCAGAATTTCCAAACCTCCGATTGGGCAACTTAGACGCGAAAAGAGATTGGGGTCACGCAGAAGATTATGTAAACGCCATGTGGCTTATGCTACAGCAAGAAAAGTCTGACGATTATGTTGTTGCCACGGGTGAGACGTACTCAGTCAGGGATTTCCTAGATGCGGCTTTTTCTAGGGTGGGAATCGAAGATTGGAGCGATCTTGTAGTAATTGACCCTAGATTTTATCGCCCAGCAGAAGTAGATCACCTTTTAGGGATTCCAATTAAAGCAGAAAAGTGCTTGGGTTGGGAAAGAAAGGTCAGCTTTAATGATTTAGTACACAGAATGGTAGATAGCGATTTAGAATGAAAAGAAACTACAATGACCCAGCTTATAAGAATTTTCGTAATGAAGTCCTAAAAAGAGACAATTTTACGTGTCAAATGTGTAATAATAACAATAGAAGGACTTGGAAGGCAGTTCACCACATTATAAAGTGGTCTTCCTCGGCTAGTCTTCGGTACGATCCTGACAACGGAATAACACTTTGTCATCAATGTCATAAAGATGTGACCGGAAAAGAATCGCACTACGTATCTTACTTTAACGAAAAAGTTAAAATATCAAAAAATAAGAAAGGTAAAAAATGAAAAATTTCTTTACAAGCAGTCTAGACCAATCTTCGTCTGATACTTTTGACGCTCAGATCGACGCATTGAAAGCAGGAGAGTCTGTTTATCTAGAGGGCGTTGACAGCGACCGATATATGGAATTGTACGAAAAATACAAAAAAGAAAGAAACAACGGAAAGCTAAGATTTGTCAGAGATTCTCGACCAACAGAGTTGGATGTCTTCAACGAAGAAAAAACAGAAGAAGCCAAGGCACCTGTCGAGGTAGTCGTGCCAGCCCCAGCACCAGAACCAGCACCAAAGTCAGAAGCAGAGCAATGTCAAGAAACCTGCGAGTCTGAAGAGTGCGAAGATGGGTGTGTAGATTTCGATGGAGCAAGCGATACTTAATGGCGAAATCTAAACCAAAATACACGGTCATAAAAGACACCAGAGAGCAAGACGGTTGGTTTTTCTCTCCTTACGATAGGTGTGAAGGTATGGAAGTTGCCACAATGAAAACTGGCGACTATACCATCAAGGGCTGTGAAAACTTGGTTTGTGTCGAAAGGAAGGGGTCTGTAACTGAAATAGCAACAAATCTAGGTAAAAAGAAGAAAGCTTTTCAGGCAGAGATGGAAAGAATGAAAGATTTTGATTTTCGTTTCATGCTGCTAGAATTTTCTGCTTCAGATGTTATAGACTATCCATTTAGCTTGCTTAGTCCTGAAGAGCGTGTTTTGTATGATTATTATGAAATAAAGGATATTCGTAATTTTTTTAATGCTTATGAAGATATATACAATAAGCCAGCAGAGTCTTTTAGTTTACCTAAATTTAAAAGATTTGAGGTTGTTGAGCAAACTAGGATAACAGGAAAATACTTAATAAAGTCGCTAATGGAAATAAGCATAAGATACAATGTTAATGTTATTTTTTGTGACAATAAGAATAACGCTTTCTTGATTTGCAATAGCATATTTAAAAGGCTTTCCGACCTTTTTGATACCTATGATAGAGAGTCAGGAAAAGCAAAAATTTTTAAGTTTTAAAAACGGGAGAGCGTATGAAAGGCGATAGTCGTCCAGAGTGGAAAATGCACCACGATGAAACTGAACAGGTTCACGATTACTCCCTATCTATAAAGAATAGAAAGGTATACCTCCACTCTTCTTACGGTTCGGATGAAGGCGACCCGGGTACAGATTGGAGAATGGCTAATACTTTTATTAAAAATCTTCATATTCTTGAAAATTCTAGTGATAACGCTATAGAAATTCATCAATTCAATATTGGTGGAGATGAAGAGGCTGGCTATGCTATATACGACGCGATAAAATGCTCTCCATGTCCTATTACCGTTATTACCCACGGTGTGGCGGCTTCTATGGGCAGTATTATTCCTCAAGCGGCAGACAAGAGGGTTACCATGTCTAGCTGTTGCTGGTTGATACATAAGGGGTCTACAGGCATAGGGCACAGAGACAGGATACCAGCCAAGCAGTGGGCGAAATGGGAAGATTATTGTGATAAAAGGATGATGTCGATTTACGCTGAGGCTTGTAGTAATTCTGAGGCTTGGTCGGGGAAAGACACAACAACCATAATGTCATCTATGAATAAAATGTTAAACGCGAAAGGTGACTGGTTTATGAACGCTACAGACGCAGTACATTACGGGTTTTGCGACGAGGTGTACGAATGATAACGGACTTGCAAAAATTAGAAGATGCTTGGTTGGGGATAGACGTAGATGAGTCAACTATTTTCAATCCTATGAAGTTTATATCTGATTGCAATGATAGAGAAGAGTTGCTAGAGCGTGTAGCTTGGCTGATGATGCAACCACAGTATTTTTCTTTCGCTTGTAAATACATACTAAATATTGAAATATCCCCATTTCAAGCACTTACCTTAGAAGAGTTATGGAACAGAAAGTTTCCATTATTGATTGGTACTCGTGGTATGGGTAAGTCGTTCTTGCTTTCTGTTTATCCGCTATTGCGGGCATTGTTTATGCCTAGAAGGAAAATAATCATTGTAGGTGCGGCCTTTAGGCAGTCCAAGGTTTTGTTTGAGTACATGGATACTATTTGGAAAAATGCACCAGTATTGAGAGATTTATGTGACAGCAAAAGTGGCCCAAGAAGAGATGTTGACAGATGTGTTATGCACATTAATCAAAGTACTATAACTTGCTTACCTTTAGGTGACGGCAGCAAGATTCGTGGTCAGCGTGCTAATGATATTATAGCAGATGAATTTGCGTCTATTCCTAGAGAGATTTTTGAAAATGTTGTTGCTGGTTTTGCTATAGTCGCGTCATCGCCAATAGAAAAGGTTAAAAGCAAAGCTAAAGCAAAAAGAGCTAAACAACTAGGAATAAAACTTAAAGAAGAAGGTAATGGAATTCAAGAAAAATCAAACCAGATTGTGCTGTCTGGTACGGCTTATTACGACTTTAATCATTTTGCTGATTACTGGAGACGCTACAGAGCTATAGTAAACAGCAGAGGCTCTAGGTCTAAACTAAAAGAGGTTTTTGGAAATGAGCCACCAGAAGATTTTGATTGGAGTGAGTACTCAGTTATAAGGATACCAGTAGAGAAATTAGCTGATGGATTCATGGATGAAGGTCAGGTAGCTAGAGCAAAGGCAACAATTCACTCCGGTATATACAATATGGAATACGGTGCTTGTTTTACAACAGACAGTCAAGGGTTTTTCAAAAGGTCTTTGATCGAGTCATGTACGACATCTAAGGAAAACCCAATAAAACACCTGTCTGGAGACGTTTTCTTTGAGTCTCAACTGAGGGGTAGCTCAAGCAAAAAATATGTTTATGGTGTTGATCCAGCTTCAGAGGTTGATAACTTTAGTATAGTTGTGCTGGAAGTAAATCCAGACCACAGAAAGGTTGTTCATTGTTGGACTACAAACAGACAGCAGCACAAAGACAAGCTAAAAATGAAAATAGTCGATGAGGACGATTTTTACTCGTATTGTGCTAAAAAAATAAGACAGCTAATGAAAGTCTTCCCATGCTCTGAGATAGCCCTAGATGCACAGGGTGGCGGTATCGCGGTAATGGAAGCTCTGCATGACAAAGATAAGATAGGCGAGGGAGAGCTACCTATTTGGCCCGTAATAAACGAAGATAAAGAATCTGATACTGACGACCATCCCGGTCTGCATATTTTGAAAATGTGTCAGTTTGCAAACGCTGGTTGGTTGGCTGAGGCTAATCACGGCCTAAGAAAAGATTTTGAAGACAGAAGAGTGCTATTCCCATACTTTGATTCTATCAGCTTGGGGCTTTCGGCAGAAGAAGACAGTGCCACTGGTAGGGTTTATGACACGCTTGAAGACTGCGTTATGGAAATAGAAGAATTAAAAGACGAGCTTTCAATGATTGTTATGACCCAAACATCAACGGGGCGTGAAAGATGGGACACTCCAGAAGTTAAGGTTGCGGCAGGAAAGAAAAACAGAATGAGAAAAGATAGGTATTCGTCTTTGATCATGGCTAATATGTCTGCTAGGTCAATATCTACTGAAAAAGTTATGGTAGACCATATGACTCAAGGTGGATTTGCTGTAGTTGATTCTCAATCAAACTTTGAAAAAGAGAAGTTATATCACGGCCCAAACTGGTTTACTGAAAAAATCAACAATTGGGAGTAGTTTGTGTATATGTATTGAATTGAAAACAATACCATTGCCATTACTATTAAACGGAGATGTTGATGTCAGACAAAAAAGAAGTCATAATGTACAAGACTTGGGCTAATGAAAATGAAAGGCAAGATGCCTTTTCAGGAAACATCGGAGAAGATTATGGGCCAATGGAAAAGGCTCAGGCTTACGGAAACAGGCAGAGAACCAGCTATTTAGATATAGAGCCTAATACATCTGTAAGAACTGGATTTTTGAGATCGGATTACGACTACTTTCGTCCCGGTGAGTCTATATCCAAAAGACAGAAAAGAATCATAAAGCAGTGTATGGCAGCTTATGATAAAGTTGGTATAATTAGAAATGTTATTGATTTAATGAGTGACTTCTCCGCTCAGGGTTTAAATATATATCACCCAAATAAAACTATTGAGAAATTTTACAGAACTTGGTTTAAGCAAGTAAATGGCCTTGAAAGGTCTGAGAGATTTCTAAATTACCTTTACCGTTGCGGCAATGTGCCAGTGAGAAGAAATGTAACAAAGGTAAATAAAAAGACTTCTGACTCTTTAAGAAGGGCTACTGCCGATAACTTTGTAAATGTCCAGAATAAAAATTACGCCAAAAATGTAATACCTTGGTCTTATGAATTTTTAAATCCTTTGGCTATCGACATAGCAAGTAATTCAAGTAGGCTTAGTGGCAATGGCCCAAGTTACGTTCTTAATATCAACGATCTAACCCATCAAGCTATGATGGAGTCTATTAGGACTAATGATACCATAAAGAATATTTTTCCACCAGACGTAAAATCCGCATTAGAAAGCGGCAAGAGGCAGATACCACTAAATGATGTTGGTATGTACTTTTACAAAAAAGATGATTGGATGGCTTGGGCAAACCCAATGATATACGCCATATTGGACGACATTATCATGCTCGAAAAAATGAAGCTAGCAGATATTGCAGCCCTTGATGGTGCCATATCTAACGTAAGGCTTTGGACTCTCGGTAGCCTAGATCACAAGATTATTCCAACTGCTGCCGCAACAAAAAGACTTAGAAATCAATTAGCTGGTCATGTTGGTGGTGGTACTATGGATTTCGTTTGGGGGCCAGAACTTCAATTCAAGGAGTCTAGTTCTCAGGTGTATAAGTTTCTTGGAGAGGCCAAGTATCAACCCGTTTTAACAAGTATATACGCGGGATTAGGCATACCGCCAACTTTAACGGGTGCTAGTACTAGCGGTGGTTATAGCAATAACTTTGTTTCCCTTAAAACTCTAGTGGAGAGATTAGAGTACGGCAGAGATATAATTTCTGGTTTTTGGAGACAGGAACTTGAGATGGTCAGGCAGGCTATGGGCTTTAGGCTTCCAGCCGTTATAAAATTTGATGAAATAGTTCTATCAGATGAGTCAACTCAGAAAGAGCTTTACATTAAGTTAAATGATAGAGGGTTAATTTCGGACGAAACAATACTAGAAAGATTTGGAGAAATTCCAAGTATAGAGAAGGTTAGAGTGAAAAGAGAAGAAAAGGATAGAGGTGCTGGAAAGTCAAAACCACCAAAGGCTGGCCCATATCACAACCCTCAACACAAGGATGATGTGGCTAAGTTAGCACTAACTAAAGATCAGCTAGATACCAAGGTTTTCTTAGAGGAGTTGGATTTGCCGTACTCTCAACCTGAAGTTAGTCAGCCGGTTTCTAAAATAGCTAACGATAAATATCAGCCAGAAGGTCAAAATGGAAGACCTAAAAACTCGCGAGACAAACAAAAAAGAAAAGAAAAAGTGGTATTGCCAAGAAGTGGGGAGGCTTCTAAGTCAACGATCTGCCTCTGGGGTGTTAAAGCTCAAGAGGAGATATCAAAAATCGTCACCCCTATAGCACTGGCTAAATTCTCAAAGTCTACAGCTAGGTCTCTAACCAAGTCGGAGATAGATCAGTTAGAGTACTTCAAATTGTGTATATTTACAGGTATGAAACCAATGATGCCAATATCTGAGGCTGTCATACAAGAATTGATAAACTCTGGTAATACTCCAAGTGAAGAGTTTCAGAGCAATGTAAAAGCCATGATCTCTGACTTCAAAAACGCTTTTAATAGAAACCCTAAGATTGAAGAGTTGAGACTTATCAACTCAGAGGCTTTCTGTTTAGAGGTAGCAGAATTGTAAAGCGTTCCATTTTTCCTTAAAATAACCCACAAATTTATTTTTTTGTGTAATACCACATATGGAGAAAACAAATATGAATATAAATATATATGAGCAAGAAATATCTGACGGCATAGCTGATCAGATTTCTAATAATTCTATATATTGCCAGTCTATAGCAAAAACATCTGAGGTTCTTTTCCCTGAGTTAAAATCTTTAACTGACGAGGAACTTCAAGAGATTGGCTGTAGCATGGCTAATGATAAAGGTCAATTTGATTTATACAATCTTGAGTCTGTCTTAGTTAGCACTGGCTGGAACAAGAATGATGATGTTTTCGACCGAAAAGAACTATGGCTTGCTAGGGAAACCCCCGAAGACAAGCCTTTTAATTTTATGCACAATGAAAAAGATATCATTGGACATATAACCGGCAATAGGGTTGTAGATAAGTCAGGCACGGAAATTAACAGCGAAGATGACCTGCCTGAAGATTTCGACATTCTCACAAAAGCCGTTATTTATAAAGAGTGGAGTGATTTGGAGCAAAGGTCTAGGATGAGTAAAATCATTTCCGAGATCGAGGAAGGTAAGTGGTTCGTTTCTATGGAATGTTTATTTCCAGCTTTTGACTACGCTATGATAAGTCCAGATGGAAAAAAGTCTGTCTTGGAACGGAATGAGGCTTCAGCGTTTTTAACTAAACACCTAAGAGCCTATGGTGGCGAAGGAAAGTACAACAACTATAGAGTTGGCAGAATGTTACGAAACTTATCGTTCTCTGGTAAAGGCTTAGTTTCAAACCCTGCCAATCCTGAAAGTCTAATACTTAGCAATGAATCTTTTAGTGAGTCCAAATCAATTATTTTAACAACATCCTCGATTAAGGAGAGTTACGACATGTCAACCGAATTAGAGAATCAAGTCTCAATTCTTAAACAGGAGCTATCTGAAGCAAAAGTTGCTAATGAAGCCCTTAAAGAAAAGGTAGTAGCAGAGCAAAAAGCTGAGTTCGAATCACAGATTTCTAGCTTGGAAGCTTCTCTTGCTGAAAAACAAGAAGAGATCGCAAAAGCTACTGAGCAAGTAGAAGAGTTTAAGTCCTCAATTGAGAGCTTGAATGAGTCTTTGGCTAAAAAACATAAAGAGCTTGAAGACAAAGAAGAAGCAATGATGGAAAAAGACAAGAAGCTCGCAATGATGAAAAAGAAAGAAGCTATGATGAAGCGAAAAGCCCAGCTTGAAGAAGCCGGTCTAGAAGCTGAAGAAGCTGAAGCTACAATTGCCGACTTTAGTGAAGTTGATGACGATACTTTTGATAAAGTTGTCGCATTAATGAAAAAGAAAGCCATTAAGCACGGTGATAAAGAAGAAGAAAAAGAAGAAGCGACGATGAAAAAGGAAGAAGAAGACGACAAGGGCAAAGCGTCTAACGAAGAAGAAGCTCTTGACGTAGAAGCTGAAGCTATTGAAAGCTCAGAAGCTTCCTTGCAAAACCTAGATAACCAAGAAGAAGAAGCAGATGCACTAAGAGCTTACGCTTCAAACTGGTTTGAAACAAGCGTATTAAAATCAACTCAAAATCTAAAAGAGGGAGAATAATCAATGGCTCTTAAAACAGACAGAAGTACACTAGATACTGACATCTCTAACTTCATGAACGAAGTTGCCACAAGAGGTGGTGTTGCTTCGCAAAGCACTGCCGGTTCTGGTGCTTCTATGGACAACGGTGCTGCTCTAGTTACTTATAAGGCAGTTCCATCGGGTGCTGTTCCTGTAGGTCTTCTAATCAACGACATGGTAAACATTGACCTTACCAGACAACATCTTAATCAACATAAAGATGAAGTTCAAAAAGGTGGAAAAGTAACCTTGCTAAGAAAAGGTTATGTTGTAACTAATAATATCCAAGGTACTTTACCTTCCGGTGGAGAAACTGCGTTCTTGGCTCACAGTGGAAACGTTGCTATTGCTGATGTTTCTAGCGATGACACAGACGCAGATGGCTCAAAGCTAGTTGTCGGTAAATTTCTAAGCGGTGCTGACGAAGATGGCTACGCTAAACTTTACGTAGACCTTCCAAACACTAATCTATAATAACGAACAGGAGAACGATTTAATGTCTAATAAAAAACCATCTCCTGAGTTTTTAGCATTGCTTAAAGATTCAGGTAGTACTAAGATTGATGTCGCTCACGCTGCTCAACTAGAGCTTGCCGAGGCACTAACTACACCTCTTCGTAAGGGTGTACTTTCTGGCGATATCGTTTCGCCTATTTTCGAAAAAGACCCTCTTGAGCCGGGTGCTTCAACCGAGTATCCTTTGGACTTGATTGCCCCGGGAACAGAAGGTGAGCACGTTGCTTACACAAATCCTGGAAACGGTAGAATTCCAGAGCGTCACGTTGAAGGTGACTACGTAATGGTCAACACTTTCGGAATTACTAGCTCGATTGATTTCTTGCTCAAGTATGCACGAGAAGCAAAGTGGGGAGTTGTTGCGAGAGCTATGCAAGCTCTAGAAGCTTCTTTCGTTAAGAAAACTAACGACGACGGATGGCACACACTTTTGAGTGCTGCTGTTGATAGAAACGTTCTTGTTTATGACGGTGACGCTGCTGAAGGTCAATTCACCAAGAGACTTATCAGCTTGATGAAAACTGTCATGAGACGTAACGGTGGTGGTAACAGTGTTACTGCTAACGGAAGACTTTCTGATATTTACATGTCTCCAGAAGGCATCGAAGATATTAGAAACTGGGGTGTTGACCAAGTTGATGAAGTAACTCGTAGAGAGATTTATCAAGCTGGTGACGATGCCGCTTCTTTGACACGTATTTACGGTGTCAATCTTCACGACGTTTTCGAGTTTGGTACTCAGCAAGAATACCAATCTTACTTTATTAACGATCTAGGTGGAAGTCTATTCACCAATGACGTTGAGCTAGTTATCGGTCTAGACCAAGGTTCTAACGATAGCTTTATCATGCCTGTTAAGATGGAAGTTGAAGTTCATCCTGACCCTGCAATGCACCGCTCTCAGAGACAGGGGTATTACGCTTGGGCAGAGCACGGCTTTGGTGTTCTAGACAACAGAAGAATTGTTGCAGCTTCATTCTAATGTGAAATTAGCAACTTTCGGGTTAATACTAAGCCATCCAATCAGTTGGGTGGCTTTTTTATTGACTAAAGTTTTTTTTGTGTATATATACTAAAGAAAATAAGGAGTTGATTAATGTTTTTTGGTGGTGTTGCTTTTTCCGAAGTGCCTATTAGCGATGATGGCCTATCTAGCAGAACTGATAGACCGAGCGGACCAGTTGTTATATTTTTTAATAAAAGTTTTTTAACTTTTACCCTTAATATTAACACGTTTATTGAGCGATCTCTGTCATTTAACGACCTTAATGAATACTCTCTAGATATAAACACTTCTACGGATTACGCGTTAAATTTTAACAAAATGCAAGAAAAAAATCTAAACATTAATAGCGTATTCAACTTTACCGCAGAAAGGTAATCATGGCATTAAAAGTAAGTGATAGAATAAGACAGAACACTCTGAGTACTGGTGTTGGTGGGATTTCTTTAGTTGGTGACCTGCCGGGCTTTAAAAAGTTTAGTGACGTTTTATCCAGTGGTGACATAACTTACTATGTCATAGAAGAAAATGATAAATTTGAAGTGGGTGTTGGAATTTACGGTTCTAACAACCTTGAGCGTTTTCACGTATTGTCTAGCTCAAATAGTGGGAACAAAATAGAATTGGGTGGTAGTGGTGCAGTTTTCGTAACCTACCCAGCAGATAAAAGTGTCATAAGAGACTTAGAGTCGCAGATTGTTGTTGGTGCTTCTGGGCTTGTTTTTAGTAATGGAACTAAGTTCAAAGAAGCTAAAATTGTAGAATTAACAGATGTAAACCTACAGGGTACTCCATCAAGCCAGTACCTTATAGATTTTAACACAACAAATAAAAGTTTGGTTATTGGAGATTCTTCTGGCCCATCTAACTCAAGAAATACATTAATAGGCTACGGTGCTGGTAGCGGAATAACTTCAGGAACTTCAAACACTAACATTGGTACTGACGCAGGGCACAAGAATCAGGAAGGTTTCAAGAATGTAAGCATTGGAGATTTAGCGGGTCCGTCAGACGCAAACGCTAGTATATCCGTATCTAGAACGGTAAATGTAGGATACCAAGCTGGTGAAAAATCTAGAGATGATAGCGTTAATATTGGCTTTGAGGCTGGTGCAGCCGCTTATTCTAGGGGGCACGTTTCAATAGGTTCTTTTTCTGGCTCTGGTGTTGGTAACTACGCATTTGTTGGTGGTTACGAAGCGGCAAACAATCATGAGGGCGATTACTTGATAGCTATTGGCTACAGGTCGGCAAAGGACGGTGGTGGCGAATCCTCTGTGTGGATAGGTAAAGAAGCAGGTAAAAGCACTTCTTCTGCTATAAATTCTATAGGATTGGGCGAGTTGTCGGGCGAGGGTTCTTCTGGTAATAACTCTATATACTTGGGTAAAAAGTCGGGCAAGGACAACACTTCAAATGATATGCTTTTTATCGCAGACAATCAGCCTTCTTCCGAAGGCACTTTAATAAAAGGCGATTTTAGCACAAAAAGGTTGGCGGTAGGTAAATCTGACGTAACTCTTTCTGACACATTTTATGTTGGGGTAAATTCTGCGAGCGATAATGGTATTGTGGTTCAAGGTGCTTCTTTGCAGTCTTCTGACTTAACTCAGTGGCGTGCATTTGACAGTCAATCTATAGCTTCGGTTAGTAATTCAGGTACTATTTTAGCTAATGGTGTAGCGGCCAGTGGTCAAGGTCTGAGATTGGATCGCTCTACACCTGCGGTTACAGATAGTGTACTTTACAACGTGGCTGGTTCTTTGTACTGGAGCGGGTCTTCTTTAAGCGATCAAATTTCGTATGCTTCTGGTCAAGCCATTATTAACGAGTCTGATATAGCTTATATTTCTGGGGTAGTTGATAATAACAATTCTGGCGATACATACGTTTCAGGGGTTGCCGTTTATAGCTCAGGTCAAGCAATTGCCAACGAAGTTGACATAGCCTACGTTTCTGGTGTAGCGGCTGGTTCTGCCTATGACGACACTTACGTTTCGGGTATCGCGGTTTATAGCTCAGGCCAAGCGGTTGCCAATCAGTCCAGCATTTCTAGCAATACATCAAATATATCTACGAATACATCAAATATCTCTATTAATAGCGGTAGAATAATCTACGCCTCTGGTCAGGCTATACAAAACGAAATTGACATAGCCTACGTTTCTGGTGTCGCTGCTCACGGACATGAAGTTAGCGAGGCTGATCTGACTTATGTTTCTGGTATAGCTGTTTACGCTTCTGGTAATGTACATGATGACACGTATATTTCTGGTGTGGCAGCCTACGCCTCTGGTATTTTAGTTGATGGTGGAACCTTGATACCTCATTCATCTCTGATTGTAGGCAGTGTTAATGGCGTAGCACTAGCTAAGGGTGCAAACAACTTCCCAGTAACTATAACTCAACAAGACAATAGTTCTGGTGGTGCGTACTACATAAGACTTAGAGACAACGACACAGACAATATAGTTTTTGGTGCTACGGATTCAGACGCATTTCAAATTACCGCTAGTGGCGAAGGAAGTTCTGATGCTGAAAATATATTTAAGTTTTCTTCTGCCGCCAATGACAACCAGTTGGTGTTTGGTGATAATAATGTTCCAACAAAGATACTAGGACAGACTGTATCTATAGATTCTCCTCTGACAGTGGTTCCCGATGCAAACTTTACTGGAACAGCACATGCCAGCGGTATAAGTGCGAGCGGTTTGGTGCTGGGTTCAACTGTTACAACTAACGTACTTATTTCCGCAACCGCAGCGGCTTCCCAGTCAGCGAATATAGCAGAGTTTAAAGCTAGTGACGGGGTTGTTGTCGCACAGGTTGCTCCAGACGGAAGTATTGCAACGAGCGGTAATATTTCATGTAGTGGTAATATCAGTTCTGTTGATGGTAACTTCAGTGGTGAGATTATCACTCCGAAGGTATTTGCAACCTCTGGTGGTACAGGGATTACACTTAACCTTAACGACATTAGATTTTCTCGCGTAGGTCAAGGCGAGCAGATGATAATGGAGACCGCTACGTTCAGGCCAATAAGTAATGACGTAGTAACTCTAGGCACATCAGCAAAGAGATGGTCTGATGTCTATTCTGTCGATGGGGGCTTTAGTGGTGATCTCACTGTTGGCGGGACGTTAACAAGTGCTGGAGAATTTCCGTTTGTATCGGGTGTCGCTAACTACGCCTCTGGAAACACTATAGCTACGCAAGCCATCGCGAACTACGCCTCTGGCGTTGTTAATGGCGGTGTTGCGACGTTAGCTTCTGGTATAATTCAGGCTGGCGGGTCACAGCGAGTTTACAACGTAGGTTCTGAAGGCGATGCTAACACTGAGTATCTTGAAACTAGCTGGGACACTGACGTAGCCAAAATAGAGGCTAAGGCTACCGGAACTGGTGTCGAAAGAGCCTTAACGCTAACGTCTGAAGGCATTACTAAGCTAATAGGAGCTTACACTCGTATATATTCTGGGACGAACCTCAACATCAATTGCTTCGGCACTACTACGCAGTTCAATAGTAATCTACAACCCGTTACAGACAACACTAGGTACTGCGGCATAGAAGGTAAACGCTGGTCAAGTGTAGGTTCAGTTGATGGTGACTTTAGTGGCACAGTCAGCGGAGTAAGGGGCTTCTTCGAAACTTCAAACACTACAGACCCAACGCTTACCGTCACATCTGCCGCCTCACAAACGGCCAACCTTCAGGAATGGCTCGCTAACAACGATGTTGTTGTCGCACAGGTTGCTCCAGACGGTAGTATATCTAGTAGTGGAAATATTTCGGCAAGCGGGACTGTTTCAGCCAACACTATCGCCAGCGACGGCACTAACTACTTATCAATTGATGCAGGTGCAAGCACTTCTACGGTACGCTTCTTGTTTAATGGCTCACAGAAGATGCTCATCGGAAATACGTACATCAGGTCTAACGCTGATGACTCAATGACTTTAGGTATATCAAGTAGGCGATGGTCTAACGTCTACTCAGTTGGTGGTGACTTCAGCGGCACCGTTGACGCTAGCGTCGTTAACGCTAGTGGTGTTAATGCGAGCGGATTGTTGTTGCACAGTCACGTACCAACGGTAACCACGAACAAGCTGTACAACGATGGCGGGACTCTGACGTTCAACGGTTCTGCTGTTGGCGGTGGTGGTACGGACGCTTACACTTCTGGCGTGGCAACCTACGCCTCTGGAAATACGATAGCTACGCAAGCCATCGCGAACTACGCCTCTGGCGTTGTTAATGGCGGGGTCGCGACGTTAACTTCTGGTATAATTCAGCAAACTTTCCGAATTTATGGCAGTGGCGATTCCACTAATGGCGAATGGCTTGAAATATCGAATAACGGAACAGAATTTCAGATTAACTCATTAGCTGCTGGAGACGGAACCGTTCAAGCAGTAGGTATTGGTCGTTCAAATGCTATGTCCATGATTCACAACGGCTCAGGTGGAACCAAATCAAGGTCGATATACCCTCAAGTAAATAATACTTATAGTTGCGGCATAGCAAACCTTCGTTGGTCTATTCTTAATTCAATAAACGGTAGCTTTACTGGCTCTGTAAGTGGAGCAAGGGGTTTCTTTGAGTCTGCAACTACTACAGACTCCGCACTTACTATCACCTCTGCCGCTTTACAAACGGCCAACCTTCAAGAATGGCGTGCGAGTGACGATGTTGTTGTGGCACAGGTTGCTCCAGACGGAAGTATAGCTACAAGTGGAAATTTGAGTGTTAGTGGCGACATCACAGCAGTCAACATTAAAAGCACATTTTCTCACGCTGACCCTCCACGTATCTTCCTCGACTCTGCTGCATCTCATGGATATCTGTATGGATTAAACAGCACTGCTGCTGTGCGGTGGAATCATCAAGCCGTATTATTCTACCAGAGGCTGCAACCCGCAAGCACAGGCACAGTCGATATAGGTACAGACGCTCTTAGGTTCAACAAGTATTACGGCGTAGATGGCTCATTCAGCGGCACCGTTGACGCTAGTGTCGTTAACGCTAGTGGTGTTAATGCGAGCGGATTGTTGTTGCACAGTCACGTACCAACGGTAACCACGAACAAGCTGTACAACGATGGCGGGACTCTGACGTTCAACGGTTCTGCTGTTGGTGGTGGTAGCAGTGTTGACGCTTACACTTCTGGCGTGGCAACCTACGCCTCTGGAAATACGATAGCTACGCAAGCCATCGCGAACTACGCCTCTGGCGTTGTTAATGGCGGTGTTGCGACGTTAGCTTCTGGTATAATTCAGGCTGGTGGCTCACAAAAGGTATACAACTCTGGGTCAGATGGCGATACTGATAGCGAGTCTTTAACAATATCCAGCGATGGAACTACTTACGATATATTTTCTACCCCTACAGGGGCGGGCAGTCACAGAAGAATTGACATTGGTGGAATGACTGGTGTTGCTTATCGAGGTCTAAGATTAGATTATGAAAACTCATTTTTTGACTGGCAATACAATAACGCTACTAGATTCAAGGTTGATGCTAACACCTGCACTATTAGCACAACAACCACGGTAACAAACGATATTAGGTCAGACGATATTAGACCTAACACAGACAATACTTACGATAACGGGCTTTCAAGTCATCGTTGGGCTAATACATTTGGAGTTGACGCTAATTTTAGCGGTTCGGTCAGCGGAGTGAGAGGCTTCTTCGAAACTTCAACCACTACAGACCCAACGCTTACCGTCACATCTGCCGCTTTACAAACGGCCAACCTTCAGGAATGGCTTGCTAACGACGATGTTGTTGTGGCACAGGTTGCTCCAGACGGTAGTATCGCTAGTAGTGGAAATGTGAGTGTTAGTGGAGACATAACAACTAGGGGTGACATTGTATTTCCAACACTCAGCAATGGTGGGTTCCAAACTAATGCTGGGCAACAAATCGTCGTTCAGCCTTATGGTGGAACAACAAGTTTTGTTTTTGATAGGTATTTTAATTATAGCTATAAATCCGTTAGACCCATAGCTGATAATAATCATGACATTGGTACTAATACTGTAAGGTATAAAAACGGTTATTTCTATAATCTTTATGCTACAGATGAACTACATGCTAGTGGAGTTCAAGCAAGTGGAATGTTGTTGCACAGTCACGTACCAACGGTAACCACGAACAAGCTGTACAACGATGGCGGGACTCTGACGTTCAACGGTTCTGCTGTTGGTGGTGGTGGTACGGACGCTTACACTTCTGGCGTGGCAACCTACGCCTCTGGAAATACGATAGCTACGCAAGCCATCGCGAACTACGCCTCTGGCGTTCTTACTGCTGGTCCGTCTTCTGGTATTCCATTTTATGGAGACGCTGGTCAACACGGAGCGATTACTACAAGCGACAACCTTGTTTTCGATAGTGGCAACGGAAATTTACAGGTTGGTGGTAATATTGGCATAGGAAACTCTAATCCTACAGATAGATTAGTTGTTGCAGGTAACTTATCTACGAATCACATAAATTATACGACGAACGCTTTCAGAGTAACGCATAATTCTAATGACGTATTCTTAAAATTATATAGAAGAGCAGAGCAAAGCAATGGTGATGTTAGCATTAGAACTGGAGGCGATTCATATTTTAACGGTGGGAGCGTGGGCGTTGGAATTACTAGCCCCGAAGCTACACTTCACGCGGTTGCTGCAAACGCCACAGATGTTGGTATTATAGCACAAGGAGCTTCGGCACAAACCGCGAACCTGCAAGAGTGGCAAGCAAATGACGATGTTGTTGTCGCACAGGTTGCTCCAGACGGTAGTATCGCTAGTAGCGGTAATATTGGGGGTAGCGGAACTATAACCGCTGGCGATTTACTTGTTAACGCCGGTGGTACTCAAAAAATGTACAAACTGGGTGCTGTAGGCGACACTGATACTGAATATCTTGAGACCACAACTGACAGCACCATATACACTATATTCTCAAAGGCTACCAACGGAGGTACAGTCCGAGAGCTAAGAGTAGGAAACGCGGACGCTTACTTTAGAACCACAGCTACGGGTGGTATTTTTGCTATTGGTGGAACGACGAAGCTGAACATTGGGGCGAACTTTACCTACTTTGGTTCAGCCTACGTCTTGCCTGATGCAGATGACTCCAGAACGCTAGGTCGTGAAGGTAGTCGCTGGAAAAGCGTTGGAGCAGTAGATGGTGACTTTAGTGGTTCCGTTAACGCTAGTGGTTCCGTTAACGCTAGTGGGATTCAGGCAAGTGGGCTATTGTTGCACAGTCATGTACCAACGGTAACCACGAACAAGGTGTACAACAATGGTGGAACTCTAACTTGGGATGGTCATTTTGCTGCTTCATCCAAGTCGTTCCTTGTTGATCACCCAACAAAGAAAGGAGCCAAACTACAGTACGCTTCTTTGGAAGGCCCAGAACATAGTGTCTACGTAAGGGGTCGTGTTACTGAAAATATTATCGAACTTCCAGATTACTGGGTTGGATTGGTTGACGAAGAAAGTATTACAGTTCAGTTAACAGCTAAAGGACATCCACAGCCAAATATGTTTGTCAGCAGTATTGTAAATAACAAGGTTTACATCAGTTCTGACGTAGAGGTTGACGCTTTCTATAATGTTTACGCAGAAAGAAAAGACGTTGATAAATTGGAGGTGGAAATATGGCAGTAATATATAATTCTTCTAAAGTTGTTACTGATGGACTTGTTTTTTGCTTAGACCCAGCAAATCCAAGATGCGATATAGATGCCACAAACGTAAAAGATATAATCCTCAAAAGTGAATTTGAACTTTTGAACGGAGCAGAGATTGGAAATAACTACGTTAAAAGCCTTATCTTTGACGGAACAAATGACAGAGCAGCAACAAATATACCATCCCTTAACTTTGCGGCAATAGGTGAAAATTTTACACTAGATATAATTTGCAGGTCGCTTGATAGTTCTTCTCCTAACGCTGCTGCTTGTATAGGCACTAATGGTTGGCACTTAGGAAATTTTTATGCTAGCCAATGGAACTGGAGAATTTCTGGTCCAGACGAGGGCGACGGTAATGTTAGTACATATGCACACTTAGGATTAAGCATTAACGATTCAACCATTTACCATTTTCAGTTATACAAAGATCACCCCCTCATAGGAGGAAGGGTTATAAAAGTAGAAGACGACTCTATAGCTAAAAGCGATTTTACCACTAACTGGGATAGTCAAGGAGACACTTTAAGTACTGGTTCGCTTACAATGGGAAAGGCGGCGGCAGCTAGTTATTATTTGAATTGTGAGATTTTTTCCGTTAGGATATACAATAAAGTTCTGTCTTCAGAAGAGATGGAAATCAACAGAGCGTCTTTAAGAAGGAGATTTGTATGAGTCATAGTATTTATGATCATAGACATTACGTGATAATTTCAGTTAGTGATTTAGGTTTGATAGACTTTAATCAGGTTTTAGAAACGTCCGCTTCAACTGTACGCAAAAGCCTAGATGAGACATTGACATTTGTAAAATATGAAGGCGACATGCCGTCAAGCGTAACCGCCTGCTCCAGCAAGAGTCAGGAGTATTCTCATAGTGAGATTTTAGTTATTTTGGATGGTACTGACTGGACTCCAGAAGGGGCTTTTTGATGGGATTAATTCATTCGCCAAAAATACCATCTAAGGGTTTAGTTCACGCTTACGATGTTGGAAACCCTAGATGTACACCAGCAGGTACTGTTAGCGTTTTAGACCTTGTGGGCAATAAAAATGCACAAATTGATAACGGTGCTTTTGTTTCCCATGAGTTTGGAGGGTGCGTAAAATGTGATGCAACAGATGACGCAATTGAATGGGATGGTGGAGCTAGTGACGAGATAAACTTGGGTACGGTTCACTCTGTTAGTGTTTGGTATTACCAATATAATCCTTCTGAGGGTTATGTTATTGTAACTGGTTCTAGCAACAATACTTATGGGTATAATCTAGCCGTTGCTCCGACTAATACAATAATTAGAGTTGGAATAGGGCAAGCTAAATACTTTGGGTCTCTTGGAGGCTCAATAACCGGGGAAAAATGGCAGAATGTAACATGGACTAGAAATGGAACTTATTACAGAATTTACGTTGATGGCGTTCAAAGAACTGCCACAGACACAACCCTTACCAATGATACAACGATTGGTCGAATGAACGGCGGTACTTACCATAGGCAGTCTGATTATGGTTGTCTTTATATGTACGATAGAGTTATTTCGGCACAAGAAGTTAAAGAGCTTTATGACGCTATGAAAGGTAGGTATAATCGTGGCAGTTAGTGCGGGGCCAAGCGTAGTAGAAGACGGTGTAGTGTTGTGTCTTGACGCTGCTAACAAATCAAGTTATGTAGGGGCGGGGAATACGTGGGCTGATCTTGTTGGTGGAAATAACGGTGTTCTCACAAACGGGCCTACGTTTAGTGAGGAAAAAGGTGGTAGCATTGCTTTTGACGGGACTGATGACGAGGTTCGTGTATCGGATTTATCTACTGGCTTATACACTGTAAATATTTGGTTAAAATTAGAATCGGAAGTTACTAGCTCAAGTAGCTCTAGAGGTGTTTTTAGATACAAGCCTGCCTCTGATTCTTCTCAAGGGGCTTTAAGCACTGGATCAGTTACAAGTCATGTTACTGACGAAACCTTAACAATCGTACATCAGGATGGTAGCTACACAAGAACTGCGATCAAGGACAACATACCTTCTGGGTGGAACAATATATGTCTTAGGTGGAACGGCTCAACTTACGAATTTTATATTAATGGGCAACAGAAAACTACATACCCCGGTACTGGTGGACATGCACCATTTATAACTTCCGATGGTATTTTTCTAGGTGAAAATTACGTTACAGGCCAGCCGAATTTTTTAGGAGATTTTGCTATATTTAGTATTCACAGCAGGACTTTAAGCTCAGAAGAAATCAAACAAAACTACAAAGCTCTTAGAGGGAGATTCAACTAATGGCAAGAGACATTATAATAACGCCAAAAAATCAAGAACCGCAAATTCAGTTTACTGGGTCTGGCGATGTATCTTCGATAAATTTAAATGTTGGCTCTGGGATTAGTCCCGTGTCTGGCATTAGAGAAGCTGGAAGTGGCATCACCACGCTTTCTTTTGAAGGTACTCAAGGGCAATTATTTAGTATTACGGATAATTTATCTAGCGGCGTAATATTTAACGTTTCTGACATTACCGGACTTCCCTTGCTAGAAGTTGACGCTTCTGGTGCTGTAAAAATAGCTGAGTATGGAACGTCCACAACTATTGGGCTAACTACCCCAAAGTATAATTTTGACGTTTTTGGTACTGGTGGATTTCAAAGTGTTGTTTCTGACAAGTTTGAGCTTTACGCTAGTGGCGATGCTCTTTCTGACGGTCAAGAAAAATTGATGATTTACGACAACGATGGCACTTTTGAAATTAGGGCATCGGGGCAGGGCGGTGGAAGTATTAATAACTTTAAAATTGTTTCCGACAAAGCTGCTATTTCTTCTGAGGAAAATTACATTACTATTGACGGCCAGAAATCCGGCGATAATATGATATGTAGAATAAGGCTAAATGGTAGCAACAGATTCAAGTTTTACAATGAGGGTTTTGCCCCAGAAGCAAGCCTTAAAAACCTCGGTGGGAACAGTTCCGATACTAGATGGGCAGGTATATGGGGGAAATATTTAGACGTAGAGGGGCTTAACTCCACCACCACAACTCTTTCGGTTGGTTCGTCAGCCTCTCAATCAGCCAATATCGCAGAGTTTAAAGCTAGTGACGACGTTGTTGTCGCACAGGTTGCCCCCGATGGTAGTATCGCTAGTAGCGGTGATATTAGTGCTAGTGGAAACTTAACCATCAGTGGGAACACGTTCAACTTTGACGACAATAGTTCCAACTTCCTAAAAGTAGGTGATAATCTATATATCCAACACGGAGGTGTAAATACTTACCTGTTGGGTAACACAATGTTCGCCCCTCTTTCAAGTAAAGAGGAGCATCTTGGATATGACTCAGACTCATCCCACAGAAGATGGCTCAAGGTTTGGTCTCACGACTTTGACGCAGATGGAGATGTTTATGCTAGTGGTGACGTTCATTGTGGTGGAGAATTAAAAACTGCAAACATTGGTTACACTGACGGCGACAATTCTATGACCATAGCGGATGGTGGCAAAGTAACTTTTGCCGCAGGCTTTGCTGTGGGGTCTGACGCTGAAGGTGATATACTCTACCATAACGGCACAAGCTATGTTAGATTAGCCAAGGGTACTGACGATTACATTTTAAAGATGAATGGCAACGTTCCTAACTGGGAAGCTGAAAGCGGTGGGGGCGGGTCTTCTACCCTTGCTGGCTTATCAGACACTAACATTTCTAGTCCTGCAAATGGTCACCTATTGATATACGATAATGCTTCATCCAAGTGGGATAACGCACTTATGACATCTTCGGGTGGCACAATTTCGTTTACCTTTGGTGCAGGAACTATAAATCTAGAGGCTGCTGGAGCACCACCGGCTGATGACTCTGTTAACAGCCAGCATTACGTTGATGGCTCAATTGACCACGTTCATTTATCAGCAGATTGTGTTGATGGAGACAATATAGCAGATGATTCTATTAACAGTGAACATTATGTTGACCTTTCAATTGACACGGCTCACATAGGAAACTTGCAAGTAACCACTGGCAAGGTTGCAAACTTAGCTATTGCAACTGGAAAGATTGACAACTTAGCAGTAACTACTGGAAAGATTGACAACTTAGCTGTGACCACTGGCAAGATTGCTGCTGACGCTGTGACGGGAGCACAGATAGCTGATAACGCAATTAATTCAGAGCATTACACTGATGGCTCTATTGATACTGCTCATATTGGTGACAATCAAGTTACCGCTGACAAACTAGCTCACACTGCGGTCACTGCTGGTTCATACACCAGTGCCGATATTACCGTTGACGCACAAGGAAGGTTGACTGCTGCTTCTAATGGTAGTGGCGGTGGCGGGAGTGGTATTTCTGACGAAAGACTGAAAGACAAGATCAAAAAGATAGAAGGTTCGCTAGAAAAAATATTAGCTATGAACCCTGTTGAATTTGATTGGCGTGAAGGTCACGAAGATGTTCATAGTAATTCAGGAAAGGACATTGGATTTATAGCTCAGGAAATAGAAAAGATACAACCAGAACTGACTGGGGAATTTAAGGACTTTAAAACATTGGACTATAGTAAGTTTGCACCCTTAATTGTTGGTGCTATACAAGACTTAACCAAAGAAATAAGAGAAATTAAAAAACACTTAAATATGTAATATTTGTGTATTACTATTGAGACTTTTAACATTTTAAAGGAGATTTTAATGGCTGCATTTACAATTGACATAGCTGATGACGACGTTTCTCGCGTTATTACCGCGATGTGTGCTAATTATGGGTATCAAACTGAAATTGACAACCCTGCATTTGACCCAGAACAACCAGAGTCAGATGAAAACCCAAGACTAATCCCAAACCCAGAAACACAGAATCAGTTTGCTAACAGAATGACAAGAGATTTTCTGATGCAAAATACAGTTTCTTACGAGATTAAATTGGAAAAACAAAATATTCCTCCAGTGACACCTCCCGTAATTATAGACCCAGCGGAATAAATTAACAGGAGTCTTAAATGACTTTCATAGAACAGGCACACGAAAACGATATAGGTACAACCTTTAGGGTTACGGTTTACGATACCAACTCTGACGGAACAACCAAGGTCGCGGACATTCAGTCTGCTACGACCAAAAAGATCACATTCAAAAAGCCGGACGGTCAAACATTTGAAAGAGTTGCTGTTTTTACAACTAATGGTTCAGATGGTCAGATAGAGTACGTTTCTGTAGATGGAGATTTAGTCCCAGCGGGGAATTGGAAGTTGCAGGCGTATGTTCAAACTCCCGATGGTACTTGGAGAACAAGTAGCGGTAGCTTCAAGGTTTACGAAAATTTATAATAGGTGAAACATGGCTTGGAAAACAGATTTAGTTTTAATGTTAAGGTCTCTAGTCGGAGACTTAGATATGACTACCTATACAGATGAAAGATTAAAGCAAATAATAGTCGCAGGTGCTTACAATGTTGCCAACGATGCAGATTTTACTGAGGCTTACGTTATAGATGTAACGGCAGTTTCAATATCTCCAGACCCAATAGATAAAAAAGACACTGACTTTTCTGCCTTAACAGTTTTTAAGTCAGCCTGTATTTTAATGGGCAGCGAAGCCAAGACTCAATCAACAAACGCTATCGCGATTAAGGACGGCCCGTCCTCAATAGACCTTCGTGCAGTTAGCAAAAATTATTACACTTTATATAAAGATTTTTGTAATCAGTATGAAGAGATGTTAAAAACTTACCAATACAACAATACATTAGTTGGGCAAGTTATACTTGGCCCATACAGTCCAGGCGGTATGATACTGGGTGCTTCTCAGTTTGATTTTCGCGGAAATAATTTTAACTAGGAGTAGAAATGTCAGTATCAAGAAAAGTTATAGACGGAAACAGTCAACCAAATGGAGGTGTGGGTTTCGTTGGAATGGCGGGCTGCAAAGGTCTGACCGCTTCTGAGAAACTTGGCTCGAACAATGTGCTGTCTCCATTTCCACCGCTTTTACCTTCTCAAATAGATGAGTCAATAGCGGTAATAAACACAAAGCTTAATGGAAGATTTAACGACATTAATTATTATCATGGTAGTGGAGCACCTTCTTAATATGGCTATTAATATACCAAGTGATGTTTTCAAAACTTACAATGAGGCGGTAAAACTTTTTACAAGAACAGCCGTCTTAGTTTATCCAGAAAAAAGAGAAGAGTGCCCAAACTGTTACATGGACACTCTTAGCGGTAGAGGTAGGTCTGTAAGTCTTTATAAGCCCGGAGGTCCAATACAATTCTCTCGCGGGATGCCATGCCCTTATTGCAATGGCGACGGATACAAGGCTACTGAGATCACTGAGAATATAGAAGCAAGGATTTATTGGGACAAAAAGTTTTGGGTTGACATTGGTATACCAATAAATGTTCCAGACGGATCAATTCAAACAATATCTTACATGACGGATTTACCTAAGATAAATAAAGCAAATTACTTGATTCCTCATTATGACGGTATAGAAAAGTATGACGAAATGAGATTCCAAAAAAGTGGATCGTCTTATCCGCAGGGTTTCAAGCAAAACGAAACTAGGTACGTTGTGACATTTTGGAGCAGAATGAATGGCTAGGGCTAGGATTAATATAGTAACCTCGCAAAAGCAAATATCCACAGAGGTAAACAAGGCTTTAACTAAGGCTATAAATCAAGCATTGACCGAAGCTGGTGGTAAAGTAAGAAGAATTGCTTACCCTGTAATTAAAAACGCACTTATTAGTAGCTCGGAAATACAATCGTTAAAATCAGGCATTTTAAAAGCGGAGTTTGGGCTAGATTCAGACAGTACGGGTGAATTAGTAGATACTATAATGTCTTCACTTGATGTTGTGGTCACAAAGGTTAGGGGTGGAAAGTATTCAAGGTCTGGTTCCATTGCTATAGTTATGCAGCCAGACAATTACGCCAACTTGCTAAGTCAGGGGTTTGCGTCTCAGTCAACCGAGGACGGGACTTCCCTTCCTTGGCTTTCTTGGTTGTTGACGTTGGGAGACAAGATCATAATAGCGGACTTTGGTGTTACGCTTGGAGATTTTGGTAGGTCTGGTGGTGGAAGAATGGAAAGGGGTGCTAGACCGTTCAAGGTAAGCAGTCAATTTTCTGGAACGCCGAATAATAACTTTATAACAAGAGCAATAGCTTCCACCGCCCCTATGATTCAAAAGATATTACAAAATTCTATAAAGTAAGGATTAAAAATGGTAGGTGGCCCACATACAAAATTGAACAATCTAAATAATTCTCAAGACTCAACAATATCGAATATACTAGAAGAAAACTTTATATTGTTTTATGATTGGGGTCTTTTAGATCGTGGTGGATTTTTTAATATCAGAATACCTCAAAGCGGTATATATGGTGGAGATAGACATGTTCTTAGGTCTGTTACTACACCAAACTACACAGACGGTAAAGTCTGGGAGGGTTACAGAGAAAACTGGGTTTGGGAAAGTGGCGTAGATGGCGTTACCGAGCAGCCAATATCTATATCAGGTGTTTTTGTTGACGACCAATTTTACGCTACTGGAAATGTAACTAAACCTTTTTATGTCGATTACAGGAATGGTAGAGTTCTTTTTGATTCTGCTATAGCGACAACCAGCAAGGTTCATTTAGAGTATAGCCACAAGTGGGTTTCTGTTATACCGTCAAAAGGAATTCCTTGGTTTAGGCAGGTTCAACAACGATCCTTTAGAAGCGAAAAGGGTTTTCAGGTTTCTAACTCAGGTGGATGGGCCATGTTAGGCCAAACCAGAGTTCAATTACCTTCTATTGCTGTAGAAGTCGTTCCAGCGGAATCCCTAGAGGGCTACCAGCTTGGTGGGGGTCAATGGGTAAATAGTAAAGTTGTTTTTTATGTTATTACTGAAAATGACTGGGAATGTAAAAACCTAGTAGATTCAATAAGTTACCAAAATGACAGAACGATATTCCTTTTCGATCCTACCAGAATAGCGATGTCAGGGGCAATGCCCTTCAATTATAGGAACGAACTCAACGAAAATGCCCTTCCTAGTGGACTTTATCCTAATTTGGTTGATAATTTCTTTTATAGAAGATGTTGGATAAATAGCTCTAAATCTGATGGTATAACCGAACTTTCTCCAGATTTATACATGGGTGTAGCCAAGTGTTCTACTCAAGTTAAGGCCATTTAAATAACTTTTTGTGTATAGTACATTGCCTTTTACCAGAGGTCGATTTTTTAAAGGAGAATAAATAATGTCGCGTAATCAACGTATATTTTACGCCTGCCAAGCAGTAGCCATTACCCCAAGGGGTGCGGCTAATGTAGACCCTGAACATGTTGTTCACGGTGTGCAAAGCATTGGTATGAGTTCAACATTTACTCTTGATCAGGTTTTCGAGCAAGGCCAGATTGAGATTTATGAGAACATCGAAGAAGTCGCCGACATCGAAGTAACCTTGGAAAAGGTTATTGACGGTTATAAACTCATTTACGATCTCGCCACTCAGGGAGCTTGCAAGACAGATATTGTTGCAGCCTCTAAAGCTAGGTCAGATGTTTATGTCGCTATCTTTGATGATGGTCTTTCTCACGCTACTGGAGTTCCTAGAAATGTTGTTATGAACTCAGGTATGTATGTTAGTTCTGTTTCTTACAGTTACAGCATCGACGGTTCTGCAACAGAGTCCGTTACACTTGTTGGAAACGATAGGTTCTGGAATAATAGTACTTTTGGTGCTATTGGAACGTCAGCAGCAGCTTCTTGGTCTTCAAACCCAACAACAAATATTGACGGTACTGACGCACCTGTTAGTGGTGTTGTTCGTCGTGTTAATGTTGATATGGAGGGTTCATTACTTCCGGGGATTGTCAAGAGTCAAGGTGGCGATGACGCAACTGGAATTGGTGGTGGATACCACGTTCAGAGTGTTAGTGTTAGTACTGACTTTGGTCAGGAAAACATTCAAGAGCTTGGAAGATTTGGTCCGTACCATAGATATGCTACGTTCCCAATCGAAGTTACTTGCGAATTTGAAGTTATCTCAACATCTGGTGACTTGGTTAGTGTTTCTGGTAATGCACCAAACTTGACCAATGAAACTATTAGAATCAACGATACCGCTGGAACAGTTTTGGCCTTGGGTGACAAGAACAAGCTGTCTTCGGTTTCTTATTCTGGTGCCGACACTGGTGGTGGAAATGCAACTGTAAGTTACAGTTTCTCTAACTTCAACGTTCTAACAGTACAGGGTGGTAAAACTCACGCGTAGAACTATTTAGGAATATGGATGGAAAATTCTTTTTTACAAAAGACTTTATATAGAATAATACGAGGTCGCCTGAGAGTTGTCTTGGGCGATCTGGTTCTATATATCTACGAACCCGATTCTTCCATAATAGAAGAGTCTTATGAAATTTATGATGATGCCTACTCAAAGGCTTATTTTGAAGAAGTCCCATTGAAGTCTGAACTTATTGAAATTTTAATAGAAAATGATCTTTGGACTCCATTGGATGATAGAGAAGCAGAAAAAGTTGAAAAAGACATCGAAAACAAAAAGATAGAAGCGTTTAAATCTTTTTATGATAAGAAAAAATTAAACTCCATAAAAAGAACTATAAGAGA